AAGGATTAAACCCAGGAGATAGTGTTGTTTCTGAAAGACAAGCTTTAATTAGTAATAGCACAATGTACTTTATACCGGGCAAAGATATTATCATTCCTATTTATGCACCTTTACAATCTACATTAAGCTTTGATGTTCAGGGCCAAGTTGCTACTGTATTTTGGAATGCTGTAGATGAATTCTGGGATAGTTATGAAGTGGGATGGGGTAATACAGTTAGCAATATTAAAGTTACAGACGGATCCGTACTAGACTCCGGAACGGCAGATGGAACATCTACTTATAAATTAGTAGATAGTTCTCAGGATTTTACTTCTACTGTAAAAGTAGGTAATATAGTTTATAATACTACAGACGAGAGTTTTGCTAACATTACTGCTGTAGATAGCGATACGCAATTGACTTTAGATGCAGATATAATGGCATCTGGAGAAGATTATGAAATACAAAACGCTTCTAGTAACGATAAAATACAATATGTAGTTATAAGTCAAACCTCCGACTTTACAGGAGGTACTGTAACTATAACTGATGGATTAGGTTTGTCTTTAACTCAAACAATACAACTTAAAGAACTTTGTAATATAAAATATACTCCTTATAGAGTTATATTCTATAATAGATATGGTGTTCTCCAGGATATTATATTTAACAAAAAATCTAGTGTAAGTATGGAAACTACTTCTGATAAATATAAAAGAAGTACAGTTAACTTTAATTTAAGTGATTTTAGCTACGATACTTATAAAGCTCAAAAACAAAGAATAGATATTCAAGGTAATGAAAGCTTAATCTTAAACACAGACTTCTTATCGGAAGATATTAATGATCCAATAAAAGAATTATTATTAAGTCAACAGATATGGGTAGACAAAGGAATAGGTAATAGCAATTCTACTATCTTTCCTGTAGTTATAAAAAGTAGCTCAATAGAAGAGAAGACAGGTGTAAATAATAAATTAATAAATTACACTATAGAGTTTGAATTAGCATTTGACAAAATACAAAATATTAGATAATGTTTACAATACAATTATTCATATTAGATAATGATGGCTCACATAAAAGAGTTGATATGTTTAAGGATGAGTCTGTGTCTATCACACAGACCATCCAGAACGTAAAAGATATTTCTAAAGTTTTTACTGACTTTACTAAAACTTTTAACTTACCAGCTTCATCTACTAACAATAAACTATTCAAACATTATTATAATTCAGATATTGTTGATGCAGACAATAACTTAATTAGTGACTTTGATGCAAGAAAAAGAAGAGATGCTGTTATTGAACTTAATCATATGCCATTTAAGAAAGGTAAAATAAGGTTAGATGGTGTTGATATGAAAAACAATAAACCTTATACATATAAAGTAACTTTCTTTGGGAATACCGTAAACCTAAACACCTTACTAGGAGATGATGATTTATCTAATCTAGATACAGAATTAGAAGATTATAATCAAACATATTCTACAACTCAATTAAGATCTAAATTAGTGGGATCAATAAGCGATGTTATAACTCCTTTAATCACACATACTAGAAGACTTATTTATAATTCTAGTGATCCTAGTGATTTTAGCGGTATTGTTAATTTAGATCCTGAAGCTTCCGGTACTTTAGGTAAAAAAATAGATAATGCTCATTATAATACCTCTGCATTACAAGGTTTATTATTAACAGAATTAAAATACGCATTAAGAGTAGATGCTATTATGCAAGCTATACAGTCTAAATACGATTTAACATTTTCTGATGATTTCTTTAACACAACAAATGAACCTTATTATAATCTATTTATATGGCTTCATAGAAAAAAAGGAGGAATAGAAGATCCTGTTAGTTTACCTAGTTATTCTGAATTTGTAGAATTTGGTTTAGATACTACTATGACTAATGTTTCTGCCCAAGGTCAAAATATAATAGTTACCGGACATACAACAACTAATAAATTAGTAACTACATTAACCGTTAGACCGAATAGTGGTTATTCAGGTACTTATAATGTTTTAGTGACAAAGGATGGGAATGATTTTGCTTCAGGCTCAGCAACCAATAGTGATTTACAATTGGATATGAGATTGAGTAATGGTACTTATAAGGTGTTAATAACAGTGTCTGAAGAATTTATATTTGGTGAAACAGGAGTTGAAGATGCTGTTGAATGGGATTTTTCAGATTTATTAGTTCCTGAGTCTCATACGTTTGACGTAACTCAATTTACTATAGAGGCAATATTTGAGTTTATTACTTCTAGAGAAATACCAGAAATGAAAGTTATAGATTTCCTTACTGGAATATTTAAAATATTTAATTTAACTGCTTATGTAGAAGATGATGATACGATAAAAATACAAACTTTAGATAGTTTTTATTCTACAGGTCTTGAATATGACATAACAGATTATGTAGACATAACACAATCTCAAATAAACACTTCTTTACCATATAAACAAATAGACTTTAGATTTGAAGGTAGAGAAACATTTTTTGCAGCTACTCACGAACAATTATTCAATAAAGAATGGGGTACTATAAAATATAATGATGATCAAAAACTAGATGGATCTACATTTAATTTATCAGTTCCATTTGGACATATGAAGTTTGAAAAATTATATGACTTAAATGATAGTTCTGGAGCTACAGATACAGATATACAGTGGGGATGGTGTGCTGATGATAATCAGGAATCATTTATAGGCAAACCTATACTGTTTTATCCTATAAGAATAACAGGAGGTGATAGTTTAGGAATGAGAACTTCTACGGCTAACGTAGCTGGAAGTACTAGTTACATTATACCTGCAAACACTACTGATTTGAGTTCAGATGCACAAACCCTGAACTTCGAATCAGAATTAGATGAATATAACAATGTAGAACTTGAAAATACATTATTTGAAACGTATTATAAAACGTATATAAGCGATGTTTTTGACTCTAAGAATAGATTGACTAAGATATCTGCTTTTCTGCCCGCTAAACTGCTTATAAAGCTTACTTTGGCCGATAGATTAATAATAAATGAAAAAAAATATAAAATAAACTCAATAACTACCAATATGAAGAACGGTAAAAGTGAAATTGAGTTACTAAATGATTTTTAATGTTAAAGAATATACTAGACTTATTAAAATTAGATGATTATTATGGTGTTTCACCTTACATAGATATAGCAAAGGGTAAATATGAAGCTCCCGAAACAATAAGAGAAGCAATAAACAAAACAAAAAGACGTACTAATGGCTAATAAAAACGAATTTGTAATAGAAATTAAACTTGTAGATGGAGAACTACGAGCTAAAATACCAGGCATAACAGACAATGTAGAAAAGATGAATAATTCATTCAAAAAGGCTGAAAAAACAGTCAATAGAATGAATACTACTATGAAGAAAGCTAGTAAGACAAATGAAGATATGATCTCTTCTGCTGGTTTAGCTGGTGCAACTTTAGTGGAATTTGGTAGAACCATATCTGATTTACCTTTTGGTATTACAGCGATAACAAACAACCTTTCTCAGTTATCAACGTTATTTGTAACGTTAGTTGCTAAAACTGGAGGAACCACAAAAGCATTAAATTTACTTTTTGCTCAAATGGCAAAGGGGCCATTAGGCATAATATTAGTATTTCAGGTTTTAATATCATTATTGCAACAATTTCAGGATCAGATTATGTCTGTATTCAAAAGCTCAGATGAACTTAATGAGGCCACAAAAGAATTAACTAAAACTTATGATGATTTAATTGAAAAGATACGAGAAAATAATGAAGAGATAAATAAACAAGATGAGTCGTTCCAAGAGTTAGTAGAAAGACTGATGGCTATGAGGGGGACTATAGAATTAGTTGCTGCTGGAGTAGGAGAAAAATCTGTAGCTTATAAAGCTTTTCAGGATTTAAGAAAGCAAATAGAAGATACCACAGGTGCAGCAATAGACTTCACCGATCCTAATCTATGGAACAATTTAAAAGCATTAAAAGAATCTACCCCTTTCTTAGATCAAGCTGCTGAAAGTATAATAAACTTAAGAAAAGAAATAGAAAGAGGAAGAATAACCGGAGGTTTGACTCCAGTTCAAATAGCTCAAAAAAGATTAGATCTATATATTCTTGAACAAGAATCATTTGCAGTAGAAGCAGAAACATATCTTAAGTCTGAAGAATATTCAAAACTATTGGCCAGGTTAGAAAGAGCTAAAAAAGATGCTCAAGATAAAGCAGACAAACAAGCAGAAAAAGACAATGAATTAATAAGAAGATTAAAAAGACAAATAGAATCATTAGGATTATTAACTGATGAAGAACTAGAAATATTGCAATTAGGTTATAAAACCGAAGATGCAAAAAAGAAAGCTGGAGAGAATGCTGAAGCTTTACAATTGATAGAAGAATTACACGAAAAAGAACTTCTTAGAATAACAAATTTCTATGCAAATCAAAGGAAAGGAGAAAGAATAAATAATGAAAATGATTTAAGGCAATTATTAGTTGATGAAAAAAACAAAACAATAGATGCTTTAGAAGACAATGAAATAAAAGCAGCATTAAGAAGAGTTAATAGGCAACAAGCCGATGCTATAGGTGAAGCTAAAACTTTAGGCGCTACTAAAGATCAACTGCTTATTATAGAGCAAAATTATCATAAAAGAAGAATGAAGATTCTTGGAGATTTTGCCGAAGAAGAATTGCAATTATCAGGAAAGTCCGCAATGGATCAACTAGAAGAAGACGTAGAAGAGAAAGAAGAAACCTTGACTAAATTTCAAGCATTCTTAAAACACTTTGGAGATAACATAGGTAAAGCAGCAGAGGAACTAGCAAAGATTGCTGGATTAGCCATAAGCGCTAGCTTAGCTCAAATTGATGCTGAGATATCTGCTGAAGAAAGAAAAACTACTTTATTAAATAATGAATTAAAAAAGAGGTTAAGAAACGAACAATTAACAGCAGATCAAAAAGAAGCTATATACAACGAAATAGAAGCTAATGAAGTTGCTTTACAGGAAAAAAGAGATGAGCTTGCAGAAAGACAATTCAAAATACAGAAATCAGTATCTATAGTAGAGACACTAATAGCGACATATGAGATGGCAACTAAAGCATATAAAGCATTAGTTGGGATACCTATTGTTGGGCCTGCCTTAGCAGTTGCCGCAGCAACAGCAGCAACAGCGTTTGGATTAAAGCAAGTTGACGCTATAAGTCAAACTCAATTTGTACCTAGCGCTGCCCCTGGAGCTGTAAAAACAAGAGGAATAGGAGGATCAACAGGTACTGGTCAACAAGCACCTTCATTCAATATAGTAGGTACAGGACAACAGTTTCAGTTAGGCCAAGCTATTGCTCAAAGAACAGGTGAACCGGTAAAAGCTTTTGTAGTTAGTAATGATATAACTACAGCACAAGAATTAGACAGAAATATTATAACAGGTTCTGCTATAGGATAAAAACAAAATACTAAAAAAAAGATTTACTTATTATGGAAGAAGCACAAATAATAGAATTAATTATCGATGAAGAAAGCGATATCGCCGGAATACAAGCAATATCAATAGTTGATAACCCTGCAATAGAGGAAGATTTTATTGCTCTTAAGTCTCAAGAGGTAAAATTAGCTGAAGTAGACAAGGATAAGAAAATAATAATGGGGCCAGCTTTAATACCTAATAAAAAGATATTTAGAAAGTTCGGTGAACAAGAATATTTTATTTATTTTAGTGAAGATACCGTCAAGAAAGCCTCAGAGCTTTTCTTGACTAAAGGTAATCAAAATAATTCTACTTTAGAACACGAGATTAAACTTAATGGGCTTTCTGTTGTCGAGTCTTGGATAATAGAAGATGAGAAACAAGACAAGTCTAATAAATATGGATTTAATCTGCCTGTAGGTACTTGGATGGTATCTATGAAAGTAAATAATGATGATGTATGGAATAATTATGTTAAGTCTGGTAAGGTAAAAGGATTTTCTATTGAAGGTCATTTTATAGATGCAATTAAATACGAACAAGATCAGGAACTAGAAGCTTTATCTATTATAGAAGAATTAACTGATATATTAGAAGTAGATATGGCCACTTATAGTGACTATGGATCTGGAGTTAGAAACAATGCTAAAAGAGGTATTGAACTTAATAAGAAAGTAAATAATAAATGCGCTACTTCCGTAGGAAAAGTTAGAGCGCAACAATTAGCAAGAGGAGAGAAACTTTCTGTATCTACTATAAAAAGAATGTATAGTTATTTAAGTAGAGCAGAAACTTATTATGATCCTAGTGATAGTAAAGCTTGCGGAACTATATCTTATTTATTATGGGGAGGTAAAGCCGGATTAAATTGGTCAAGAGGCAAGTTAAGAGAACTTGGCGAATTAGAATTAAAGTCTATGATAGTTGATGAAGAATATGCAATTATAGGAGACAGATTAGCTTATTCTACTGTTGAATCTGCTGAAATAGCAGCTGAAGATTTTGGATGTCAAGGTCATCACGAACACGAGTTTGAAGGAAGAATATGGTATATGCCTTGTGAAAAACATTCATTAAAACTTCCTTGTCAAGAAGGATATGAGCAAATAGGAATGAAAGATAAAGACGGAAGAAAAGTACCTAATTGCGTACCGATAAAATAAAGTTATGGCAAAAAGATTTAAAACTCCAGGAAGAGCAACACCCAGATCTAATAGAAGAGGCTGTTTATGTCCAGATGGTACTTACTCAAGAAAATGTTGTGATGGATCTTTACAGGCCCAAGGAGTAGGTAAAATAAAAGGAGAAAGCTCTTCTGGAGATGAGTACTATTATAGAGTGCAAAGATGTGATCATTCTATGCGTAAAGAGATTCATTTACACGATACCGAACTTGTGGTTGGTAATGTGTACTATTTAGAGTTTGAGAATTCAGGTCACAGTAATTGTTATACTGTACTTAATGTTTCTTCTAGCGGAGAACATCATATAGAATCAGCAACCTTATATAATGATTGTGATGCTTGTAGTGCTGCTAACTAACCAAAAATACAACAGATAGATAACTAATTAATTAACTATATATAAATTTTTATTATGAATGCAAAAGATATCGTAGAAAAATTCAAGAATGTTCTTCTTAGTGAAGAATCAAATTCTGAAGCCCCTAAAATAGAGGTTAAAAGTGAAACTTCTGAAATAGAAGTAAAAGAACAAGAAGTTGTTCTAAGTGAAGAAGTCAAAGAGGTAGAGAATACTGAATCAGAAACTCAATTATCTGAAGAAGTTGATGCTTCTTATGATGATAAGAAAAAATTAGAAGAGGATGAAATTATTGAAGAAGTAAAAGAAGATCCTATGTCTAAATACGCAACAAAAGAAGATCTAGAAAAAGCTATGGCTGAAATGAAAGCCTTAGTAGATAGTCTTAAAATGCAAGAAGATATGCCTGAAGTTCCAGAGCAATTATCTTCTCAAGAACCAGCAGTTGAACCGATCGCTCACGATCCTGAATCTTCTGTAGAGAAAAAGAGTTTAAATCTTTATGCTCAAAATAGAACTCGAACATTAATGGATAGAGTTTTAAGTAAAATATCGTAAATAATTAAAATTAAATAAATAAAAAATGGCTACTACTACATCAATTACAAGTACTTATGCTGGCGAATTTGCAGGTAAGTACATTTCTGCTGCTTTATTATCAGGTGCTACACTTGACAAAGGAAGCATTGAGATTAAACCAAATGTAAAATACAAAGAAGTAATTAAGAAAGTTGCAACAGACGCAAACTTAATTAAAGATGCTTCTTGTGATTTTACAGACACAGGTGCAATTACATTAACTGAAAGAATCCTTCAACCAGAAGAATTCCAAGTAAACATAGAGCTTTGTAAAAAAGACTTTAGATCTGACTGGGAAGCTATTCAAATGGGATATTCTTCATTTGATAAACTACCTCCTAAATTTAGTGACTTCTTAATTTCTCACGTTGCTTCTAAAGTTGCTGAGAAAACTGAGCAAAATATTTGGGGCGGTGTAAACGGAAACGCTGGTGAATTTGACGGATTTACAGTTCTTATGGGAGCTGATGGAGACGTTAACGATGCTTCTAACGGATCTGAAACTTCATTTACTTCTTCTAACATTGTTAGTTTATTAAGTAACGTTGTTGACGCTGTTCCTAACGCAGTTTACGGAAAAGAAGACTTAAAATTATTTGTACCACCAGTTGCTTGGCAAGCTTACATCAGACACTTAGGTGGATATGGTTCTAACGGATTAGGTGCTGCTGGTTACAAGGCTGAAGGAAACCAATGGTATAACAACAA